TTTTCTCAGGAGTGTATGCAGTTGGATTATAATTTTCGTGTTCGTACCACGGTTCGTGATTTGGTCTACGTGTAGTTTGTAATGCTTGTGTAGGTGGAACTGGAAGCACTGGATTAGCAGCATCTGATACTTCTGCGTCTGCTGCTATTGCTGCTGTTGCTGCTGCTGGTCCATTTAAATGTATTTCAGCGCCTGTTTGAGTTATATTAGAACTTGCTTTTAGATCTAGCCCGCCGCCGGCTGCTGTTACTAACGCTGCTGTTCCTGCATGTATATCTGTTTGTTCTCCAGATGATAATTTAGTGTTAGTTGCAGACTTTACATCAATTGCAGCATCAGAGTTTACAATTAAATTACCTACGGCTTTTATATGATTATCTCCGTCAGTAGTAATTTTTAATCCTGCACAAGCATCTATATTCATATTACTAGTTGTACCTAAAAATAAATTGCCACTACTTTGCATAGTCATTTCGTCTTGTGCTAAAATAGTTGTACTTGATTCACTATATAAAGATACTGTGCTTTGTGCATTTGCGTTGAAACTTGTACCTGCACTAAATGCTGTATGTGTGCCTGTTTTAATATTACGTTGATCACCTGCTGATTCGTTATGATTTCTTCCTACAACAGTATTTAGATCTCGTATTGCTGTAAAGTTAATATCTCTATCTGCTGTAAAATTTAAATCTTGAGAGCTATGAATACTAATACTATCTTTTGCATAGATATCAATTTTTCCGTTTGCTGTTAATTCAATCCAACTATCACCACTACCGTGCGATATATAAATTAGATCTTCTGTATTGTGCAATAAAATTTGATGCCCTGTCCTTGTTCTAATTCTAGTAAGTTCGTTTGCAGGTAAAGTCTTATCTCCGCCTGATTCGCCGGCACGTTGATTGGTATACTCCATAGGCGTATCTTTAGCCGGTCCTCTGCGCAACTGGGTTTCGTCACCGTCGTCCATTACAAAACTAGAACCTCCTAAACGATTTACAGGTATTGTAGCTTTGTGGTCTTTATCGCCGTATCTAACCTTAGGAGAGCTAGGACGTTTATCTAAAGGTCCAGGAGTATTCCATCCATACACATTTGAAATAGCACCACGCCTAGCTGATGTTGAAGATAGTCCTCTAGTTTCGTCTTTATCTAATCCTTGATTAAACATTCGATTTGCATAATCTACATTTATAGGTTTATTAAATGCTGTTGGATGGTCTCCTCTTGTTTCCAGTAGCTTGTTAAATTCTCCCACTGGAAGTTTATCTCCTACAGTATTATAACCGGTTGTTGCCCTACCGTCAGGAACCATAAAATTCATATGTGTATCTTGCACACAGCCTATCCAGTAACCTTGATTCAATTTACCTTCTGCAAAAATAACTAATACCTTTGTTCCTATATCAGGTGGAACTGCCCAAAAGCCATAGCTTTTTTGTGTTGCATTGTATTGATCTTTTTTACCACTTCCGGCAAGCGGAGTAACTCCGTAAAACGGACTTAAATATTTTACAGTAACTATCTGTCCTGATTTTTCAGGGCTATTGCCAGCAGAACTACTTTTTAAAAGTTCAACTTCTAAACCGCCGCCGTAATATGGATCAAGATGACTTACAATTAATGCTTCATAAGGACCAGCACTATTCAATTTTTCTGATGCTAAATTTTTATTACTACGTCTATCTTTCATTAGAATCCTCTTATAATGCCACGTTTGAGATCAGCTAATCTGTTATTTGTATTTTCTGTTCTTTGTGCTTTAATTTTCAGTACTTGTTCTTTAATTGTAGGATTATCCTGTGCAGTTGCTGCCGCCTGTGTTCCAGATGCATTTCCTGCATCGTCTAGAACACTATTTGCACCTTCATATTGTTTTGCTGCACTTTGTCCTGTAGAAGTGCCTTCTTGATTTATCCTACGAATACATTCTAATTCTTGTGTAAATTTTCCTCCAGCAAATCTCGACTGTACTTTAATAACTTTATAAAGACCGCTAAACGGTTCTACAGGAATAGTATCTTCTGGAAAATCCATTAGGCCCGTTTCGTCATTATAATCAATAGGTGTTCTAAAATTAAGTATAATATCAACTTCACTACGTTGATAATCCATTTGTCCATCTTGTGTAACATTAAGTGTACCTGGACGACTGTTATAATTTCCCATTCCGCTATCTGCTAGATAATAAGGGTCACCCATAATATTAAATGTAATTGTTACAAGATCTACTTTACTGTTTATAATACTATCATGGAAAGTTCTTGCAACTCTAGTAGCAACTGATTCAGCGCCGCCGCCACCTATATTACCTGTACTGTGATTACCTATTCTACCAGACTTCCCTCCGTGCTGCCCAGACGGTCCGCCTTGACTGGGAGTTGCTTGTGATTCGCCAGTTGCACTTGTTCCTGTTTTTGTTGCAGTTACACTAGTTGATGATAATGCATCGCCATCTGCACTAAGCGCACTAAAAAATTGATTGTTTAAATTAATCTCAAAATCTAGTATATCATTATTAGCACCAGTATAGATATAATCGTATTGTTTATTAGCAAGGTCTACTAATCTATCAAACCCTGGAGCAGTTTGTGTAGGACTAGATATTGTTGCCATATGTACCTTATAAGGTACAACCTTATAAACATATACTTTAGGATTAGTACCAGTGCGTCTTTGTTCTTCAGAATCTGCTATAGGGTAAACTTCTGTTTCAATCTTAAACCAATCTACCATTCCATTTCTGTCATACTTTGGATCAGCAAACTTTTTACCGTAATCGCTTATAATAATTAGTTCTTCAATTATGTCTTGTATTTTAGAACCTTTAGGAAATGTATAAGTTCTTAAATCATGACTTACACTCATTTTATCATTTTCAAACAATAATGTTTCATCGTTATAAGTTAAACCTGCTTTGTTTAATGGATGATTTCCCGGTACGTCAATACTGTCTGCAAGAGTTGCTTGTCCGATAGCATTTATACTAGCTGCAACAGATTCTTTAAGTTTTCCAGATATATTAGACTTTTTTGCAATATACTGCTGCGAACTTTGTGTAACTACATTCCTGCTGTTTGCATTTAACGTCCCTATGCCTAAATCACCTATGTTGAATTTAGGAATAGCAGGAGCATTTCCGTTTTGTGTCAAATCATATATTGCACTTTGTATACCATTACTATCTCTAGACGAAGCTCCTGCTCCGCCGCTAGTAGAAGAAACATCATCAGGAAATATAATAACAAATTCGCTTGGTCTAGATCCTTGCCCTACATCAATTTGTTCTATAAACATATCATTAATTACTTTAGATAAACTTTGTTCACCCGATTCTAATATTTCATCTAATGTTTTTCCAGTCAATTCAACATCATTAGTCATAGTTTGTATCGAATTAACAAGACTTATTTCATTGTAAGGTACTGCTTGTACATCATACACAGTACCGCCACCTGTAACATTCATATCCATATTAACAAGTTTGAGCGGAAAAAATCGTTTGCCTGCACTGCCGATAAAATTGCCATCATCATCTTGCCCTAAAAATTCTAAAGTTAAAAGTAATGGTGTTTCTAAATAATTTCTATATTCCTCAGCAGCAGCAATCTGCAACGTTTGCAAAAATAATCCCATACTATACGGTTCCATTATTTTAAATGCAATATTAGTTGCATTAGTTGCCCGTTGAGCACCGGTAGGAGCAATAATTGCTTCAATATCTATATCATCAATATAGTATTCTATACGACCAGCACCTTCGTAAGCGGTGATAGCCTTTGTTGCAGCTAATCCACCTCCACTTTGTAATATTGTTTTAACTGTTTGTCCTGCTCTATAAGTTTTTTCAGGAAATGCCATTTGTGTACTAGACAGCACAGCTAAAGTAAATTTAAACGTACCATTAGCAAATTGTTCTAATTCATTAGGTGATTTTCTATTACTAGGTTTATTTGCAGAACTAATTAAAGGTAGACCGTACTCTCCATCATTAAATTCTCTTGCTGCTTGATTAAGATCATCTACCTTGCCTGCAACATACGCTTTGATAATATCTTCATTTGATGGCATGTTATAATCCTAAAACATTACGTAACGCTGGTCCATTTAGTAAGTAAATTTTTGTACCTGCTGTAAAATCAAACACAGGGTCTATTAATATATCCATATTGCGTTGCGCAAACACCCACCACAATTTATGATTTCCGTATATATGTTTTGCTGCTAAATCTGGACGTTGATGAAACACAGCTTCTATTGTATATAACACATCATTAGCTGTTTTTGGTACAGACCTGATTTCAAGGAAATCTAGATAATTTTCGGTATAACCAGTTAATGCATACGGACTAGCTTTATCATACGCCATTAAATAAATCCTCCACCATTTTTAAGGTAGCCGCCGTTAACAAACTTGTCAAGACTAAATGTCTCTACTTTACGTCTACTGTACTGTGGCATTAGCGTAAGTGCAATTTGACACTTTGTAGGTACAAAAGTTTTACCTCCACCTCCAAATGATGTTTCTATATAGTCAACATCAGATGGCAAGTCAACCATAAAAGTTGATAATACCACAGGAACATCGTTGAATACAAATTGTCCATAACCATTTAGTTTTAGGAGTGGGGGAGGATTACCTTGATTTGATGTTTCACCGTATGCCATTTTTGTTGAACTTCTTAAAAAGTGCATAACTGCAACCCAATACTCTGCATCTGCTTCTGTTTGTTGTACAAAATCACCAGTAATAGTCATTTGGTCAACTTGACTGTTTTGATATGCATAAAAAGGATAATTACTATGTACAGGATGCATTGCATCATAGTTTGCAGTATGGTTAACAATCACTGTAGGAGTATAAGGAAATACAACACCGCCAGTAACTTCTAATGGAGAAAGTATTCCGGAATAGGAACCTTTTCTATACCCGAGTTTTACACGCCAATCAGCATCATATCCAGACCAAACTGCGGTACTTGCAGTGCGTTCTGGTTCAACACCGTCTTTAGGTGCAGATGATTGAGGTCTAAATTTGTCAAGTTCGGTTTGAGCTGCTTGATATTCTTCTTTAGTTGCAGGTCGTCCGTTGACTTCATATTGCGGGTTAGCCATTAATATCTCCTATACAGTATTTAGTTGACAAAATTAAGTATGTATATTATAATATAACTAATATAACTGACAAGGATCATTATGAGAAGACAAAATTACCTTAACAATAAAGACATGCTAAAAGAAATACACAAATCTAAAGCAAGTTTTTGTAGCTACGTAGATAGCGAATATGCACAGTATGATATTATACTACCTAGCATAGAAAAAATAAATGTAAGAACTATTGCAGAAGCAAAACGTAATAAAGCAAAACGTTTAGGAACAGCTGATTATGAATCACGCAAATTAGCAGGCGAAAAAATTAAACAAGCTGAATGCGAAATTGATTATAGAAAAATTACAAAAGAAGAACTAATTTTTAGAATTATGACTTTTGATCATATTCCAGACGAGCCAGGACGAAAAAAGACACCAAAGACAGTTGCTGACACAAAAACAAAACTTAACTTCCCCCCATTTCAACATTACAAATTTGATGAAAATGATATTTTAGTTTGTGTAGGCAAAAGTCATTGGCAAGGTGGTATGGAAAACGGATACTTCGATAAAACACACGGCAAAGCTACAAACGAGCTTGCTCGTATGTGGATGAAACTCTGTGACAGATATGGTACCAGAGGAAATGTTAGAGGATATACTTATAATGACGAAATGCGAGGACAAGCGATATTACAACTTGCTCAAATTGGTTTACAGTTTGATGAGTCAAAGTCCAACAATCCATTTGCTTATTACACAGCCGCCGTTACAAACTCATTTGTTAGAGTTATCAATATTGAAAAGCGAAATCAAAACATCCGAGATGATATCTTAGAACAGAACGGTTTAGATCCTAGTTATACTAGACAGCATTCAGGCGAATGGGAAGCTGCTGTAAAACGGGAACAAGGAATCAAATAAATCTCTTGACATTCAACTAAAACTCATATACAATAAGTTGAACATAAAAGGATTCTCATTTGTTTAAGAAAGCAGCAGTCTTTACAGACATTCACTTTGGTTTAAAAGGCAACAGTCGTATACATAATGACGATTGCGAAGCATTTATAGACTGGTATATAGAACAAGCAAAAGCAAACGGTTGTGAAACTGGTATCTTCTGCGGCGACTGGCATCACAATCGAAACAGTCTAAATCTTACAACCATGGATGCAACCATACGATGTATGCAAAAGCTAGGACAATCATTTGAAAAGTTTTACTTTTTTGATGGTAACCATGACTTATACTATAAAGACAAGCGTGATGTTAACTCAACGGCATTTGCACAATTTATACCAGGTATAACATTTATCGATGAAATCTATGAAGAAGGCGATGTTGCATTAGTTCCGTGGTTAGTAGGTGACGAATGGAAAAAAGTTTCTAAACTAAAATCAAAGTATTTGTTTGGTCATTTTGAACTTCCTAGTTTTTACATGAACGCTATGGTACAGATGCCTGATCACGGCGAACTACGTGCAGAACACTTTGAACATCAAGAATATGTGTTTAGTGGACACTTCCATAAACGGCAACAACAAGGTAAAGTACATTATTTAGGTAATGCATTTCCTCACAATTATGCTGATGCATGGGATGATGCAAGAGGTATGATGATTCTCGATAAAGAAAACGATGCTGAACCTGTATATATAAACTGGTCAGATTGTCCTAAGTATAGAACTACAACACTTAGTCGATTACTTGATCCTAATCAAGATATTATAAAAAATAATATGTATTTGCGTGTTACTATTGATGTGCCTATTTCATATGAAGAAGCAAGTTTTATAAAAGAAACTTATATTAGCACTTACAAGTGTAGAGAAATTACACTTATACCGCAAAAACAAATTGAAGAAATATCTACTGAACTAGACATATCAACATTTGAAAGTGTTGACGAAATTGTAAGCAAAGAAATTTCAGCTATTGATAGTGATAGCTTTAATAAGAAACTTTTACTGGACATCTACAACGAACTATGATACGTATTAAAGACTTAACCGTAAAAAACTTTATGAGTGTTGGCAATCAAACTCAAGCAGTTGACTTTGATAAAGAACAGCTAACACTTGTTCTAGGCGAAAA